GCTTGCGCCGTCGTACACTCTCCACCCCGGAACTCCCTTGCGGGAGGACCTTTTAGGAGAGGTTCTCTTTCGAGAAAGACTAAGCTGCCTTGGGCAGCATTCGTTTAAGAAAGCGAGGTTTTGGGTCATCTAGACCAAAGAAGTCCTTCAATAGTCTGACTACTCGTAGACCAAGTGACACCGAAGCGGCGGCCTCTACCATGACTTGATAATTTCGGGCCGTGTAAACACGGTCAGATATCGGTATAGTCATGGACCGTAGAACGAGTGGTCAGTCCCAGGCACCAAGTTTACCTTGATCGATAGAGAGAGCTTGTTTCTTCAAGTCGAGATACGTCTCTGTGATCTGCCCATGTAAGTTCAGGACAGGGAGAGACTGTATCAGCTCAAAGCCAACCATTATGTCTTCACAGAATGATGGGTCAGTAAATCGACAGACTAGCTCTTCGGCTAAGGATCCCAGGTTTCAACCTGATTTAGGGTCTGCAGCGTTAGTGAACGCCACTATGGCGGCTTGTTGAAATAAATACTTGCCACCATCCTGGAAGTGTTCTATGAGGTCTGGCCAATCGCACAGCCGGGTGATAATCTTTAAACAATCACCTTCCTTGCATTTCTTGGTTAGAACTCTAGTAACACAATCACTCAGTATACTCTTTTCGAGTATATCAGAAGAGTACCGTCGTCTTAATTTCTTAAGAAGGTACCAATCTTTGATTGCTTCCGGAACTCCCAGAGAGGGCAAATAGCCTTTCTCTTCGGATGTCTGTAAGAGGTTTACCATCAGGTTATACCGATTGCAAATAGATAACAATCCCGCTACTGGGAAGGGAGAGATCTCTTCCCCATGGTGGATCCATCTCTTTGCAAACTCATATGTATGCTCAGACCTGTGTGTCTTAAGCGCCGAAACTTCAACGCCTAGGGCAGTCAGAATCTGAATATACATATCGGCGACCTCACGGTCTCCGATCACGATGTCATCTCCTAATAAACAATACTGGCACTTATGCCAGTCTCTTCCCAATATTTGGCAAGAGTAGTAGAGAACAAAGTGATGAGATAAAGCGAAGGAATTCCATGAGGAATAAGCACCCATGGGGTTTCCCGCATGGTACCTGACCTCCCCCTGATCCTTGAACGGAAAGGGATACCCTGTCATTATGTTCATTCAGTGATCGGCGTATTCACGACCCATCGGGAACTCTAATATATCACCTATTAAGATGATAGGAAACCTATCAGTTGCATCTTTTAGATCGGCAGAGACATAGAATTTACTGTCTCTCATTTTTCCTTTAAAGGAATTCTGATCAAAAGTACAATCCTGAGGGATTTTCCTCAAAATAGAGAATAACCAGGTATGGAGAGGCCTCAAACAAGTTTGAGACCAATAGTCCAAAATGGCTACTATACGCGTTTTGCACTCATAGTCTTGAATGGCCGAGACCTTACGGATCCTAAGATTAAGATCATTCCCTGAAAAGCGGATGAACTTCTTCTTAGGCCAAAATCATGGACCTATAGTAGGCATCCATTCCTGGATAAGCTTAAGCTTATCCAGCAAGACCTGCCCCCCCACCACTCCAATAGATTGTAGGAGATCAGGATAATTCCTGAGAGCTCAGGCGTCTAGAAGGGAAGTGATAAGGGCGTTCCCGGTACACTTGGTATTAATACCAGTTGTGTTAGGGCCGCTCTTAGTACTCATGTGAAACTTGGAGAAACGAGGAATCTTATCCAGTGAAAGAGGCCGATGTACACCTAAGGCTCTCCAGAAACTCGGTATATGTTTCCGACAATCTTCGAGCACAAACTTGTCTACAGAGGCTTGTGTGGTTATCGAATTCAAATTCGGAGCCACCGGAGCTAAAAGGGATCTAGTTGAGTACAGGATCGTAGAGAGGTAGCGTTTTGTAACGGTATCCCCGGAACGAATGATACTTACTAGGTCTCCCAGTATCTTAGGGAGGCCATCAAAGGTCAGGGAAGTTCCCTTAACTGGTTCTGCTTTCCCACCAGCTCAGAAGGTATAAACGAGGTTTCTTACATCCTTATGTAAACGGATGCCCTCTTTTAGACCCCTGTGCTTGATGATTTTGCATAGCTTCTTAACGTATGCGTAACCCAAGCTACCTAATCGGATTTTGTCGGCTTCAGAGAAGTAATTCCTAAGAAGCCACCGAGTGACAATAGCATAGTGGTCATGAAATTCTGCCCATACGGGCGGACGAGTCCGCTTAGCGGATTTGGAATGATCGGAAGTTTTCGACTTCATTTCATAGTCACTTATATGTCTTGTCATGGTTGTTTTTGGAACCCTAGGGTTTCGGTTAGTACAGAAATTCATCCGGAGAGACGGGTTAACCCTCGGCGGAGCTCCGGAACTTTCACTATTGGTCCCAGTCTACTTCCTGACCAATGAGGTAGGGTTTAGCCAACCAAATCGGCCTTTCCAGAAATGGACGGGGGGTTAATAGGGAGAAATCCCGGGGAACCCCTCTGTACGACGGCTTAAAGCCG